ATAAAGGCGTCAAGACCATCCTCCGCCATCTCTGGGTTAGCAGCACGTCTTCTTGCCTGTCTAAGCAACGTTGCGGCACTTCTATTATGCTTTGCCAACTTCTCCGCCCAGATCATGTCTTCCAATTTCACTTCTTCATGGTTTATAATTCTTTCACAGATAAATTCCAGACGTAGACGGTAGTTCGTTGACAGCATAAAGTCTCACCACAACTAGGTTTATTTAGTTCAGCAGGATAAGAGCACCCTTGATATTAACATTACCTACACCTATAATATTAACTGCTCCAGCCGCAGTAATGCTAGCAGCAGCACCAGCAGCCATAGAAGCAGCACCACCAGCATTTGCAGAGTATGCTCCACCAACTTTGATTGCATATGCTCCAGCAACATCAGCGTTGTATGCTCCACCCGCTTTGATGTCTATTTCTCCACCAGCAATCTGACTAATAATTCCCCCAGCTTTTTCACTAATCAATCCAGCGGCGTCAAATGTCATAGCGCCAATAGCAGTCTTCACCGTGTATGTACTAGATCTATCTTTAATCAGAGGGATATTGATTGGGTTGCCAGCAACAATATGTTGCTCTGCTCCACCAATCCACTGCTTGTAATCACCGAGAATAGACCAGTTAATGTGACCTGGAGAAACGATGTTTGAAGATGCTCTAGGATCAAAACTTAATGTAGTCTTTTCAGACACACCAAATTCCATTTTCTGTCCTATAATAATCTCCTTATCGTTGCTGGTATATTTTTCAATACTACCAGCGTTCATCGTAATAGTTCCACCTCCTGCAGCACCAGCTTGAATAGTGACCTTCGGACACACCAAATTCCATTTTCTGTCCTATAATAATCTCCTTATCATTACTGGTATATTTTTCAATACTACCAGCGTTCATCGTAATAGTTCCACCTCCTCCACCACCAGCTTGAATAGTGACCTGTGTTTTACCGACTAGCATCAACTCCTCTGATGCTTCTATGACAATCTTCTGTGCTCTGAGATATCTAGTGCCACCAATTGTCTGCTCTACGACATCACCATAAGCAATCATGTTTAGTGCTTGCTTTTCACTTGTATCATCTCCAGATGAATACTCTATATTAGTTCTGCCTTCATGCTTTGCAACCTGACCGTATGTGTGAATGTATAGTCTTCCACTATCTGGACCACTATCTGGACCACGAACTCCAGTAAGAAGTCTCAGAGATCCCTTGCCATCAAGAACAATTGCCCCATCAGAAGGACCATCAATCCTCAGAGCAGCAGATTCTCCATCTGGCAACAATCTTTCATAGATCTCTGATTTAGTCAGAACACCCTTATACCAAGTATGAAATCTTGGCTGGTCGGTTAACTCCTGTGACTCATCAAAGGTCTTTGGTTTAAAAATAAAGTCTGGATATGTATATGCTGAGAATTGCTGTGACATTAGGGACAATCAACGTAACGACCAGTTCCAATCTTAGTTGCACCAATAGTAGATAGTGCTTCATTATCTAGGCAAACTAGAGAAGGCATAAGTTTTGCACCAAACCCATTTCCTCCAACAACAATAATATTAGGCATCTTATCGTAAATTCTTTGTCTATCTAGAACACGAGCGCCAACGACAAAACCATCATCATTAATGATTGCTTCAGCAACACCAAGTTGATCGTTCACATATACTTTTGGTGGTTCTGTGTATCCTTCGCCAGGTCTAATTAAAGTAAAGGTATCAATAATACAGCGAACATTATTATCTTGCTGTAGATTTTTCTTATATCCATATCCAGAAGATTTAATTCTAATCTCTGTTACAAATCCATTCGTATCCAATAGTGCAGTTGCTGTTGCTCCAAATCTCTGTTACAAATCCATTCGTATCCAATAGTGCAGTTGCTGTTGCTCCAATACCTTCGCCCCCAACAAACACATATGGAGGTTCTGCATATGGAGATCCAGGATTAGAAACTGGGATGCTTATAATTCCACCATTATCATCTGTAATAATTTCACTTGGATTTACTATTGGCAAGCGGAAGTCTTCAAATTCTGTCTCTGGTGTATCACCTTCGCCTTCATCAAAGTCATCAAAGTCCGTATCTCCATCTGCTTGAACTATAGTAACATCAGCAAAGGCTCCAGTACCGTTGATAGAGAATCTCATGATCTCAAAATCTTCAACAACACCGTCATCCTCAATACCAACTGTAACTTTACCTGCGTTAGAATTTATGGTAAAATTACCAGTTGTTGATCCACCAATAATATCAGATGGTTCTATACCAGTTCCCAGTAATGTATAGTACAACACAGTTCCATTCTCAACATTCTGAGTTTCTATCGTATAAGTTACGAACTCACCTTCTCTAACAATAGATTTATCTGAACGAACAAAATATCTGGGTGGTCTTTCTGTTGTTGGAGTATTTGGATCATCTATAGTAATATCTTGATCTAAGTCGTCTGCAACACCATCGCCATCCAAATCAGTAACTTCATCTGTGAAAGTGCTTTCAATTGCAGTTAATGGATTTAAAGGTGTCCCTCCATATGGATTTCTATTTCTATCCTTTACATCTTTTTCTGTTATAGTACAGATTGCAATATTTTTTATGAACTTAGAAGAAACTCCACTACCTTTTACGGGAGAGTTTGTTCTTAATACAAGAGAAAAATCTTCTGGACCTTCGCTTATAGTATCATAAAATGTTTTGACACTAATAGTTTTTCTAGTTTCACCTGGAGCAAATCCAAGAATATCAGATGTTTTTAGATAATCAACTCCATCTTCAGCTCCATCTTCAAATGATACTGTCTTGTATCTAACTGAAGAAGATGCTCCAAGGTATCCACCTCTCGTTACAGTAAAGATAGCATCTTCTCCTTCTTCAACTGTAATATCCTCAATATTATATGTGATCCTTTTTGTTTCTGACCCTGGAACTCTAGTGCTTGATGGGGTTGCTCCTGGTATAGTTCCATCTCCACCATCAAACAGAGGAATTCCACCAACAAAACCAACGGTAGTAATTTCTAATGGTTTTCCTGTGTAAGCTTCATCACATGTGTATTGAGTATAATCAGCACCAGTATCTGGAAACTTACTATCAATTTTACAAAGCAAATCCATACTTGCTTGTACTTACTGCATGTTTTATCTGGACCCGAGCATGTAATTCCTAGCAACTGCATGACAAAATTAATTGCTCCACCAATCAAGTTAAGCGGACCAGCAATTGCTCCAAGAATTTCTTGTAGTGGACCTAAGATAGATCCTAATAGATCTTCCATTAGGGAGTTCATCTTGGAGATGATTCCATTAACGAGTTTGTCAACTTGACAAGCAGCTGCTCTGTAAATCTGCTCCACAAAACTCATCAAAACATTAGTCAACCATTTTGCCAGGCGATCACCAAGATCTGACATCTGACATCCTAGGTTCTTCAATAGATTATTGAACCACTCTGTTACTGGTGTTAAAGCATTTCCAGTTTCGGATGGATACAATAATGCTTGAATAAGATCTTTTACAGCAGCAGTTAGTTTTTCAATAACATATCCTTTTACTTTCGCAACAAATTCACGAACAACAAAAATTGCTTTGTTAACATAGTTCCTAGCAATACCCACACCTTCGTTAATCTTTCCTGTAGCCTGACTAACAACATATGTTCCAATATTTCCGCCACTACTTTGAACTGCTGCTAGTAGTTCAGCAAGAATATTACCCATCTTGCTCTTGATATCAATATTGTCACACTTCTCTGCGACTGACTGACACCACTCTTCTGAATATGGATTACCCTTCTTTAGAGGATTAATCTTTCTCTGTGATACATTTACTCTGGGGTTTCCATCCCCATCTTTTGTGCCATCTGGCAATCCACCAGTTGCAGTATTCTTTTCCGTTCCTGCTTGCTTTGGGACGCCATCAATTTTTGTATTGATGTTTGATACTATAGCAGTAACGAATGGTTTAGTATCTGGTGTTCTTTCAACAAATACTTTTGTTGCTCCAGGTGTTTGACCTATGGAACCCATGATAATAGGTTTTTGTTTCTCGTTATCCATATAGAAACCGACTACCCAACATCCAACTTCCAATTGTGGATGTGCGCCTCCAGTATTTCCAGGTATAAAAGGAACTGTCACAGGCATGACAACATTAGCCCATGGTAAGTCTTCCGTTGATAAGATCTCTGGATCCCCAGGATGATCTCCAACAATTCTTACCTTGAAACGATAACCACCTTTGTTGTTTGCTTCGTCTCTAGCAGTTCCTTCAATTTGTCCTACCCACCAAGAGAAACCATCTTGACCTATCCTGGTTGTAGGTAAAATACTAGATATTAACTGATCCATATCACTCAGTCTTCATATACTCTACATTCAAGTGCTTCTGGATTACTATCACAAAATAGTTCAAGTGATGTTGGGTCACGGTCATCTTCTGGATGACGCTCTGCGTATGCTTCTAGGTCGGCTAGTTCTTGTTCTGTATGACGACGCATCTGGGGGGAGATAGTTGGATCGTCAAGAATTTCTTTGTCTTTTTGAATATGTGCTTCAATATTTTCCATATTTAGTTACCTCCATATACATTATTTAGTGCCGTGATTGGACTCCACATCACCATAAGAATCTCTCATCAATCTAAGTGTACTTAAAAATCTACCGTTAGTTGACTGTGTGCTATCATAGGTATGTGTTATCTCTTGTATCAAATACGTTCCACTACTTTCCTGATCGTATGGTTCTCTATCAATCTGTGCGTTTGGTAGTTTATTTACTAACTTAATAGTAATCTTATCTCCCGCACACATCTCAGAATTACCTGGGATGATTATAGTTGCTAGTTGATGCTTAAGCAACTCATATCTCATGATAGATTGTCCCGCAAAATGTTTATGGAAATCACAGAATTGACTTGGGCTATCTGCACCATCTTCTTCTTCAAACGAAGCAATCCCTGGTTTGTTATACCAACTTTCATGATCTAACAATACCGATATAATTCTAGTGGGATAGTCAGATAAAGTTTTGCCATCAGCAGTTTCTATAATGGATGGAGTGTTCTGTGCTCCAAGATGCTCCATATCTTTGTACGCATCAGCTAGACTATAATGATATTCATGATACTGTCCCGTGGAATGATTGAAAAATATCATCAGAGATGAATACTTTCCCTTCCTCAGAGATGTCATGACATCTACTTCTGATTTAAATGTTGCCTGTGAAATTGTAAAGCGATTGTCTGCCGCATCTTCTTGGTTTGCTGGCTTCTCAATATATGGTCCCCAGGGTTTATTTTTCTCATCTTCAGATAGAAGTTTATCTACGGAAAAGAAATTATATCCCCTCTTAGTTTCCCAAAAGAAAAACCCAGCACTACCAGATACCTTCTGCTTTTCATTCTTTGCTCCAGATTTATTAGTAGATGATAAACCTTTTGCGACACTCTTAACAGCAATAGAAGATATTAAATCAAAAGGTCTTCTATTAGCTGGTATTAGTTTCATTTCAAATTCAGTTGCCTCTGAGAAAAACTCTTTGGTAGTCTTTAAATTCTTCTTGAGAATTTCATCAACGATTTTATCACCAGTTCCTTTTAGTGGTTTGATTAATCTAAAGTATTCATTATTGAGTGCTTCTTCTGATATTAAACCAAGTGTATATGACTGAGCGTTGTTCTTGACATATCTGTTTCCAATTTTCCAAACCAACATTCTATATTCTTGTGGTTTTTCTGATGATGAAGTTTGGACGGTTACACTAACAGTTTCCCCACCTTGGATTGGAAGGTTATTTAAAAGACCAGCACTATCAACTACAACAATTGTTGCGGCAACGAATGGACTAGTGATACTTTCAACATAAGAAAAAGTACCAATCATTTGTTTGATTTCAAATCCCTCGCTCTTATCACCAAGGGCAGAAATCTTTACACTTCGCAGAGAAAACTCTGATGAATTTTGAAACTGTTCCATTATGCTAATGCTCTAATTCTTAGATCTTGGAATACTGATGTGCCAGTTTGTTCCATACCAATACCAGGAGCAACTCCATTTGGATTTACTCCACCAGATTGTCCTCCACCACCATAATAGTTATTAATGATAGTGGGAGCAGCACCTCCACCACCCATAGATGCCATGGCAACTTGTTGAGATGTTGCCATCATAGGCGTGCCAGTATTGGGACTAGCAGAGGACATATTGAATAGAGGACTTGGTGTTGCCCCCGCTGCAGCAGGTTTATTACCCGCAGGTCTCTGGAATAACGGAGACATAGAT